CTAAGTACTTCGAGACCGTCTGACTCTTAAATGTGTGACCTGGTATACCTAGAGACGAAGTCCCTAGGATTCACCCAGACCAACACAAGTGTGTCAATTCGTCTCACGTGCTGCTACACACGCACTATCCGGCCACCGGATAGATTTCTTCATGCTGCCTATCGTACAAGCATGAAGCATCAAAACAATCCTCATTAGCAGGTAGGATTGTTAAAAAGCCATAAAGACAATCCTCATTAGATAGGTAGGATTGCCAAAAGCCCAAAAAGATAATCCTCATTAGCAGGTAGGATTACCAAAAGCCGTAAAAATAATAATCCTCATTAGATAGGTAGGATTATCAAAAGCCTAAAAAGCTCCCAATTTACGAGAACTCGCGAACCACATAATTATACAGGATCGGAGCTCCCGTAAAGAACAACAGCGAAAAATCCTCTCCGACTGCATCCCATTGCTGGTACTCAGTACGGAAAGAATCATTCCCTACCTCCTGTGTAGTCGGGTTGTTAGTTCTACTAAATGTAGCAACAACATGACTATTAGAAGGCAGAGACTGCGCCTGCACAAGACGTGCTGCGCGAAAACGCTCAGGAGCATAAAACGGCAACTCGACCTCAACGGTATTATTAACCTCAAGGTTAGTTGCAGATGAACCAGCACCACTATTGGGCACGGCTCGGGAGGATGCCCACTTAGTCATGCGGGCAGCTGACGTGGCATAATCCAGATTAAGATCTGTCAAAACACCATTGCCAGTAGCATTATACTCCGCACGCGCAACGCTGGGCGCCGAGCTCGAACCGTTAGAAAACAAATACTTCTTACGACGAGCACCACGAACCCCAGCGTAACATGGCGACCACCAAGATGAATAATCCTTCTCAACCACACTCAAAGGCGTGACTCCATCAACGTCACTGACGTCAATGCCGTTAGGATCCCAACCAGATTGGTACGGCGCATCTTTATTTAACAACTTACTGATGCGCATTATACCATTAGGCGGGGCATTGGTGAACCAATATCTTGTGAGAACATAACGCTTACACAACTCCCTAATAGTTGTGGGGGGGTCTCCATACCAAACAGCATAAGTTTGATCAGCCTCCTGATTTTCAGCAGCAATCGTCTGCAATGTACTCGACCCAGTAGGCCGATCTGTCATAGCATTCGATGGATTCTCAGTCCCATCAAGCATACCACTCTGCGAGAGCAAAGGAGTCTGCTCCGGGAAAACATGAAAATCATTAAGCTTAACATTAGAAGGAGCTGCAAACTTAGCATCCTCACACATAGACACAAACACATTAATGCTGATCGGCGAATCCACTGAAGGACACACAAGATCATTCAAAACATCAATTTCCAGGATCCCGTTAACGAGATCCTGAGTCAAAGCCAAGCGAAGAGAATCACTAAAATTAACAGTAGTGTCACTCAAAGTGCCACACTGCAACCAAGCCTGCGCTTGAGCCCACCCAACAACAATTTCGAAATCATCCTCTTCCGCAATATCAACAACACGACTATAATTGGTGTTATATTCAACAGCGGCATCAAAATTATTGGGATCATATCGAACCAAAATCCTCCCCTTGTGAAAATCAGACTTTACAATCTGAAAACGAAACTTCACAGAGCCAGTCCACCTATCAAAACATTGAGCAAGCATGGACATGGGCGTAGGATGGATCTCCGAATTAAGAATGTCAAACAACATAGGTGTTACTCGACAATTCCAAAGCAAAGTATCAGGTCCAGCATCTGGAGACCACGTAAATTGAGTCAAATAAGACTCACGCTGCGCGATGTCCAGAATGCCCATCTGGTCGGTGCCATCAAGACCTGAAACCCGGGAATCAATAGTAATCTCCGCCTTACTATCCAACGTAAGCTTGTGAACTGCGTCACCAGCATCAACATTGGTAAGATTCCCCGTCGGATTCGGCTTAAATAGCTGAATGTCCGACACAATGGAAGGCCGCGAATAACCAAAAATCTTCGCAACCTCCCCGACCTTGCCCGCAACCATTTGGGTCGCAAGGGCATAAGGACGAATTAGCGGTAATTCCGACAAAACACCGGCAGCCTTAGCCACTAAAGCAGCTGGCTTCGATATAATGCCGGAACCATATTCATCACTTGCCGTAATCGAATTGCCCTTATTTTTCTGACTAAGCTGGTTCTTCTTACCAGCCTGCGAAACCAAAGGAACAATACGCGTGGGCATAGTGAGAACGACGTCCTCAGCCCACAAATAAATGGTAACCGTAACTGGATCATTACCACCATTAGCGTGAAGCAAATTGCCAAACGACTTAATGGTAATCTCTCCCATGTCATTATAATCCTCATCGGACAATGACAGGTAATTCTTATTCCAGAAAAACGGCATACACAGCTCACCTCCAGTATTTTTAGTGGGGTTCAGAAAGAAATGAGGTTTCTGAGAAGCCTGGATTAAATCCTGGCTCAAAAAATTCCTCTGCACAGTAATCTGGTCAAAACCAGACAAAGGATTGTAACTAACGAGCGAACGTCCATAATGGAACTTCGTACCGCTAATCACCATCTTACAATGTAACTTCAAGCGAATAAGCTCAAAATTCTTAATCTTATCCTGAACAAAAGGGTTCTCAAGAAACTCCTTCCACGGATTAAACTGGTAAAATAGGGGCTGATTAACTGGCCACGCCTGAACAGACTGCCGAATAGGACGCGAAAGAAATTCTCCCAATTGGGACTTTCCAGCCTCTACAAAATCACGGGTAACATCATCCATCCCATGAATTGCTGTTGTCCATCCAGCATCTTGATCAGCAAAAGCAGTAATCTGCTCCGCAGCCATAGGCGCTGACTCGCTTACCGTCAGTCCCGGCTCACTATTAGTGGTAGCAACACCACTCTGAGAGCACAGGACGTCATCATTAAGGCTACGCACAAGACGGTTGAGATGTCTAATCTCTTCCTTCAGCTTATTACAATGCTGATACTTGCGCGCAAGCGAACAACGCAACGTTTTATTGTCTTTCTTGAGGAAATCAATTTCCTCAATAAGACTCGTAACGTCAAACGAAGGAATACGCCTAATAGGCGACTCCCAATCGAAGTTTTTCCCTTCCGGGACAATTGGCACTTCTTCACCAATAGTAGCTAATAGATGTGAACTAGCAAGGTCCATTTAAATAATCCCCATCCGCGCTGGCCTCACAGCACGTCGGTTAATTCCTGTTTCTGGTCGACCACACCTCCCGTAAATACGGGTACTGCACGAGGGCAGCATCTACATTACAGTTTTCCTAACCCGGACTAAAGCACAGAATTCTTATATCCTGGTTGGTAACTACCTGTAACGGGATTCTTCAACGTATTGTCCATGTACCTACGGACAGCTGTCATTACTTTACGTCCTGACAGCGGGACGAAAACGAGCGCAAATGCGCTCTATTCCAAGCCAAACTTGGAACGGTACCAGTCCAGACGCTCGTCATACGACGGCAAATCAGCGACATAACCCATGAGACCCGACTCACGAGCAACATCCATCAACTGGCACCGCTTCTCCTCATACACCTCACGTCCGAACTCAAAATACTTGAGCGCAGCGTTGGAAATCGCCTCAGCAGATGACTGTTCCATTGAAAGAACTCCACTCTCCATATGAGAGTGCAACATCTTAGCAATTGATCCCTCCTCACACGGGGAACGATAAAGCTTAAGCTCATCATCCCACACAGCGAAGTGCTTAAGGAAACTCGCTTCCGACAAATGAATGTACGGAACCGATTCAGCGTCCTTATCAGCCATGGTATACTTGATACCCATGGACTGAAACGGACGCAATCCGAGTGTGATTAATACTCGGATAACCCTTCTTGACGGTCCCGACATTATCATCACCATAAACCATCAATGCAAACACCTTACGAAAAGGCGGAATTCTGAGCCAACCATCCTCTTCAGCAATCGTATAATACGCATATCGCATATAAAGAGAATTGACCAATGAATTAATAATCACGGTCAATGGGTGGCCAGAAGGGTTGGAACCAAAAAATTGCACCAAGGTCCCAAAATAATCATACGTTGGGTACGTAATCTCGGTCGCAATACCGCGCATGATCTCAAGATCGCGATCAGAGTAATTCCCACTCATCTCAGCAATCGCGTTCAATAGCTTAAAGGACGCGAACATAAAGCGTGAAGCCATACGTCCATCAAACGCAGCATAGTCTCCAGCGATTCCTCGCTCCCAACCGTACTTACCGATGTGCTCAAACATTGTCGTCCATTCCGGCGACTGTTGAACAACACCGACAGCACACTCAAACAAAACTTGATTGCGTTGCACAAGTGCAGCCAAAGACAAGTAATACTTGCGAACCAACAAAATCATAGCAAAATTGCAAGCAGCAAACACCCGAACCTTGTCCTTGGTAACTTTCGTGGGCTCATCCTTCAATGAACCCTTGAAGACAGAATTAATTCGCTCCCCACGAGCGAGCTTGTCTTCAAGACGCGCGACCTCATCCCAAACCTGCTGGGGAGCATCACGCACACACGAAATTCCCTCAACAACACGGTCCGACTCCGAAACAATATTCGACTTTGGACCCCTATGAGGAAACCCCCGAGAAGAAGCAAAATTAATTGCATTAACTCCAAGCACGCCATCCAATCCAGATAAATTTGCATCATCTGAAATAAGGCGTACCTGGCTCAACTCCTTCTCATCAAGACCGGACAGCACGGACGTCGAATAATCGACATACGCCTTGTCCAATCGCTGCTGATTGATCTCATAAACAGTATCAACCTTACCAGCAATATCCACCTCTTTATGGCGAACCTCTGACATGCCTTGTGGCTTGTCATGAATCTTCTCAATACCCATAATCTTTGTCACCGCGCCTGAAATAAGCGAAGTGACAACCTTACTCTTGGGTGTTGACGAAGGCTGGTTGTGCGCCCCAATAATCTTGATCTTACTGTCAAGACCAAGCTTACGGGTCACACACTTCTCATTCGGGGCCTGCAAAGGCCCCACATCAACATCCTGAATCTTAGTATCAAAGGGTGTTGAAGAATGAGAAAGCAAAATAGAGGGCCTGGCCATCAACTTCTTCTTGGCGGATGTATACGCACCAGCCGTTAGAATACCAGCACCTCCACGGCGGGCTCTGCCCGCCAAATGAAAGCCAACAATGTGCTGTCTCTTACCGAGACCAATGAGCGTGCCCATGCACAACCCATTGAAAGTGTTAACAGGAAATGAATAGTTCAATCCCTTGAACCATCCACCCTTAGTCGTAATAACACGTCCATAAGTTGCGAGAAAAGTCTCGCTCACCTTCACATTGCTTCCATCATGATACACCATCTTGCATTCTACATTCTTGTCATTCTCAACTTCATCCAAAGGCAAGAAACCGGTGAGATCCTTCTGATCTCCCAACTCCGGTAAGTAAAGGAGACTCAAATCTCCACTAACCTTAACAGTCGACGCAGGATCCAACATAATGTTGGCGTAATTTCCTGCAGGACGACGTACAATTGCTTTCACTGGCTTTGAGGGCACAACATGCGTGGGCATAACCCACACATTGCTCTCAAGTGGCACAATGTTGCAAAACTCGCCATCCGACTTCTCGATCACACATTGACGCTTCTTAATAACATCAACAATGCGATCAGCAGAAGTGGTAACAGCGGCTTCACCACGCGTAAGGTCATACTTATTACGGCCCTCGCGAAACAAACGGCCAACATCACCCCAAAACGGGGTCTGATCCTTCTGATACGAAGCCTCATTGCGTACGAAACCATGGTTGGTCCCATCATCCTCTCCACTCTGATTAACACACAAAGTGGAGAAATAAAGGGACGCCGCGGAACGCAAAATGCGCCAAAGCCACAATCCACCAAAGGCAAAAAGAATCTTCTTCTTGGTTTCCCAAGACAATTCTCCAAACCACACAGATGGACGCGGACATGTCGTCCAACGTACAATCATCTCGCTGCGCATCTGCATGACTTTCCAATACACAAAGCCACAATAAACACACAATGCAGCAACCATGGTGCACGCTCCATAACGTGCGCCATGCAACTCATTAACAATTGCCATTACAAACACTGTCAACAGCTGCACAACATGCTTCTTCATCAGCTCAATAATCGATGCTCGATAGCTAAAACCAACAAGCACCAATCCTGATTGACTCATGAAAAAATCACGCAGCCACACATCAATGCGGCTACAAACGCTCTCCTCGAGCGCGAGGTACCAATCACGGACCTCTGCCACACCAGGCAATCCTGCCTGTGAATCCAAAGAATCACAAGAACAGAACTGCTCAGGCATCTGGCAAGTGGAACAAATAGCGAATTCATCATTCGCGCGCTGTCCACTAACAAAGGCTCTCTGGCCTTCAAAATGATCTAACGCTTCAACACGCAAGAATTCAAGCAACTCCTTAATGCTAAGCCACTTATCCTCGGCAAAGAAATACTTCTTCACAAAGGACTGCTTAACTCTCTTATCCATCTTAGTGGAGCCACCCTTCTCCTCGGGGACCCACTTGTAGACACGATAGAGACCGTAATCTGGGAACATTTCACTCCCAAACTCACGAATTTTGCGTGAATCCAAACGTGCAGAATCATCCTCCCGGTACTCGGGACGAACGATTTGCTCGATGTGAACATTAAAGCGTCGGAGAATTGCCTCCGGCGCATTAACCCACAATGAAGCATCCAAATCTTCAACATTAGTTGTTGCCGTAACAACACGAGGATCAAGCATAATCTGACCCTTCTTCTCAGCCTCAGCTACAGTAGCTGGCATAGGCTGATTGTTATTCAACAAAATAATCTTTTCGATTGGACACTCAGTGGCCTTCTCAGACCTAACCTGGGCAATATCATCAATACGAATAACCGTATGATGCGTGGCAATACCTGACATAAACTTGTCTTGCTCATTCATCGAATAGCAATTATCAGGATGGTTATCATAACCACCAACTCCAGCGAGATAACGACCAACGCCACTCGCAATACAAGTTTTTCCAACACTTGAATCACCAGTAAACAAAACACAAAAAGGGGCCTCACGAAGAGTACCCTTCTTCTGCTTACAACGTCCAACTGCAATCTTACGAAGCTGCAAAAGACGGGAGCTATAATACGCACGCTCACCATCTTTGCAAGTCTTCATCTCAGTTAGACAATGATTAATGTTGTTGTCTAGCTCTCGATCAAACGAAGCAAAATCAAGGCTACCGTGACGACCAACTTCAATCAATGGCCACTCCGAAACAAGCCGAGTATACATATCCTCAAAGGCGTTCTTCGGAACGTCGTCCCAGAAAACTGAGACATCACCGCTCTCAACAAAACGAGCAAAACGCTCGCAAATCTTCTTACTAAGATTCCACAATTCCTTGACAACCTCAGCCAAGGTAACCGTACGGTGCAACGGCTGCGTTTTAAACACACAAACTCCCATAAATGAGAGTTCAATGCGCTGAAACCAGCCAATGGCCACAAACAAACTCAGAATAACATTGATTCCTTTCAGAATCTCTGAGTCAACAATTCGAGGCAAATTCTCCTCAACAAACGTCCTCCAGGAGAAAATAATCTCCCAAGGAATTGAAGGAAACTTAAATTCCTCCATAATATCACGGAAGAAAAACCACATCTGACCGAGAAAATCCATAAGCTCGTCAGACGCGTCATAGGCAAGATTAATCAAATCTTTCTTACCTACCTGAGACTGAAGCGGCTGCTTCTTATTCTCAGTACAACGCTTGTTTTCTTCCTTACGCTGCTCAATCTGCTGCTGTGCGATAGCACGCTTCTTGGTAGCATTCCTCTTGTTCTTCTGCTTATTCGCCCACTTACTCTGGGCATACTCGTCCCCTCCTTGGGGATCAAGCAACTGGCTGACAACAAAGTCATACCAATAAGTAAACAAATTCAACATAACTGGAAGAGCATAGCACTGGAGCGCAAACTTAACATGCGCCCAATGCAATCCTCCTCCAGTCAAGCTGAAAAACAAGATCCAAAACTTGGAAGGCAACTTCCAAGTAAGCTCAACCCTAAATGGTGTAAAAGGTTGAACAAAAAAGTGGATGACCATAATCCACATAACTACCTCAACAAAAGGTAGCTCCCAACTGAATGGAATCAAGCCTGTTGTGTTGCTATTGTCATTGTTTCCGCAAATAAAAGAACTATTCATATTTGTAGGGAACAGGCAACATATTCGTTAAACGAATTCTAAATATTACTTCAAGCAACAAACTCGATTGAGAAACAACAATTCTCTCAATTTATATCCTTAGATCCAAAAATGACGGGCAAGGCAACATACCCTATACATGCGGTAACATGTACTGAAACGGAAATGTGATATAAATATATTGACTCATACTTCTATACGTCGAATTAATGTGCGCCAAATCGACCGATTCGTCTAATTATACTTTCTCTTTCTACTAGCTCCATGTTCTTATTAGGTCACTAGGTTAAAACGAAATTACTAATATGATTAGGGGGATTCGATTATAGGAAACACAATATATGATCCACCCGAAGGTGAAAATCTAATTTCAAAATCTAATTTGAAGAATTCACAAAATTTAAGGCTCCCAGCTGATTATAACGACACGAATGAAAACATCGCTATAACTCTAATACTGAGCACCAAATTGGCTCGCACTGTTTACGGTGTGCTGCCGCATACAAAATACAATAATAAACTTAACTAAACTTCCGAATGAAAAGTCTATGCATATGTATGATAACTAATGGTAGGCAATTTATGAAGTTTGGAATAAACAATCAAACGATATAAAATACAACTAATGAGGTTCGTAAAGAAACTCACTAGGTGTTCGTCTCTATTACTAACATCACAAGGGGTTCAATGAAACCCAAGTGATGTTATGTAAATCTTTGAGTAACACGAACGCAAATGCATAATATAAAATTCGCGTGAATGCGTGAAAAACGCCGAAAAGGGGCCTAATCCTTTCAACGAAATTCACAATGTGGG